TTCACCCTCGGCGCAAAGCCCCAGACAGCCGTTGTCCAACATGCGCACATAAGTCACCGTGTCGGAAAGCCCAATCTGTGCGCCGTCCTTGAAGATACGATACATATTTATCCCACCTCAACTCTCTACACACAAAACATAAACGCAATACGACTTGCCAAATCCACTCTCAACAAAATCGTTTGACCGGAGGTAGGACAGCGAACCGCATAATTGCTAGTAGTGTTGCTTTTACTGTTCGAGCGTGTCCAATAAGCGTCGGTTTTATAGATACTGTTTCCTGCCATGTAATATTCGTAGATATTGCCCTCAATATATTGGCTCGGACTGCTATACGAATAGCCCAAAAGCTCCCATTCAGAAGGCAGAAACAGCTTATCCTGAGTGACCGTCATGCCCAGTGAATAATTACTGCCCGCATTATTACCTGCATTCGTTGTCAACTTGTCCACGGTCTTGATAATTCCTTGCAGCTCAGTCGGCAAAGTCTCCATAATAGCCGGCAAATACTTGGTTCTCATGTCTCTTTCCGCCCACATGGTATGCGTTGCATAATCGCTGTGCATCGGATAACTTTGCGTCAGCGTATCCTGCAAATGAAAGGTTATCCCGGCAGTCTTGCGCCCGGCGGAAGGTTCGGAAAGCGTGTCATGGTCAAAGCCGACTATCTGCGCCTTACAAGTTTCCTCACCGACCTGCATAGTTTTCAAGTCCCCCAAATCATAAACCTGAGAAGCCAACCCGGCTTGGGAAATCTTGTCAATATATGCCCAAGGCGAAAGCTCCAGAGTAGGCGCTGCCGTCACATAATTCTTGCCAAGCTGCGTTACTTCCACACTCTTGCTGCCGCTGTAGCTTTGATAAGTGTAACTCATCTCCCAGCCGCCAAGCGCCGAAACCTCCAAATCCAGCTCCATGCTGCTGCCAACAGTCCCGCTCACAGTCGGGCAGCCGCTCCGCTGCAAGGTCACATTTGTTCCGGCAGGCGCAAGCACCGTCAGCAAAATTTTGCTTTTAGCCTGCAAAACCGCAACCTTGGCTTCCAAGGCGCTCTCCTTGACGGTCAAGCTGTCTGCCAACTCCTTCGTTTCATCGACCACCTTCAGCTTTGCGTCGATTATATCCGCATTATCATTAAAATCCTGAATATTATAAAAGTCCTCAGCCGAGGGCTTTTTCAATTTATAATTGGAAGTATATTCCATTGAATAATTTCCCCTCTTTTCTATATAAATAGCTTATGCCTAATTCAACCAAAATGTCCAAGCTCAAGCCAAAATATCTTCCCGCAGCGCTTTATGAGTAAGCTTCGCAATCTCACCATACTTGCTTGCCGCAAGCATACCGTGCGTATTATAAAGAAGCTGCAAATCGAACGCAATATTTGCAGGCAAGATACGCCTCAAAGCCTCCTGCAATGCCGAAAGATAGCTTTTGCCGCTAAGCCGCAAGCCAACATGCAGTAAATATTCCTCAGGAACAAGCTCCAACACATATTCGCCCGCCGGAACAACCAAATTCAAAAGCTCCTCCATGCGCTTCATCGTAAAAGGCAGCAACTCGCCAAGCCGAAACAACACCACATTCCGCCGTTCATCAAGGCTCATGCCCGCACGAGGAGTAATGTCCAAAAGCAGCTCCAGTCGTTCAATACCAAAATCCCCTGCCGTATAAACAAATTGCTCATGCAGGATTCCTTCCGCTTCCTCGTGCGCCTTATCAAAAAAGCCCTGCTCAATGTCACAAATTCGTACCAGCTCCCGCACATTCTGCAAGATAGGCGGCAAGCAATCCAGCAGACGAGCAGATTCCCCGATTTTTGCCGCTTTATTCAACATTCAGCTCACCCCTTACCGGGATTTCGTCCGCATCCAAAATCAAATTCTCCGACAATCCGTCCAGCTTCAGCTCGCTCACGTCCAAAACGCCGTTCAATGCCAAAATTCTTGATTCCAACTGACTGATTCTCACTATCACCTGCTCAACACCGGACCAACCCCTCGCCAATTCAGTAAAATATTCGTCCACGCAGTCCGCAAGAGCCGTCCGCAAATCCTCAACCTCCCTATCAGCAAGCAAGCTCAGCTTAAACGAGACTGAGATTCTGCGTTCCTCCACTCCGGCGACAGTCACCACATGTCCAATAGGCGCAAGTCCCACGCCAGCGCCCTGCTTATCAAGCGGGTCAAACAAATCCTGCACTCTGCTTATCAGGCTTTCACCGGGCGCAGTAAATTTCTCATTACAAACCGTAACCTTCACCGTGCCGCCGCCATTCCAAGCAGGATAAACCTTCACACCGCCCACCCCGGCGATTCCCAGTGCTTTTTCGATATAATCTGCCGCATTGCCGCCAAAGCTCTGCGCCGTCAAGCTGCTGACATATCTGGCACGAAAAGCCTCAGTAGACTCCTCGTCCTCACCCGGTTCGACAATTTCCAAAATCTCCGAGGTTGTCAGCCCCTCAATATAATCCAGCGGCACAAGCCTGCCTATATAAGCATTCGGAGTACTGCCCAATTCCTCACACCGAACGTAATATAAACCTGTCCGGTCAGCAGCCTTCCCGGTCACAACCCAGTTATATTTCTCACAGAAAAAGCGTGTGCCGAGCGCCACGTCCGCATTGATTTCCGCCAGAGCGAGTGCATAGGTCGCAGGATAAGGCTCAAGCCCCCGCTCCCCTGCACGCAGCTTCAAATATTCACGAGAAGCCGTATCAGCAAACCCCTCCTGCAAAACTTTGTCCAAAGCCGCATAAAGTCGAGATAATTCCAGCGCAGCCGGAGCAAGTGCATCCCAAATAATCGAGCCTTCACGCTTATCCACAGCGCTCGTCACTTCGTCCAGCATGTCTGCCATAATTTTCTCATAAGTCATACTCTCAAACATCTTTCATACCTCAAATTTTTATCTTTACCATATTAGGAAATTTCCCTAAAAATATCTGCTTAAACATTGACTTGCGTTTCGGCGGTCAAATCACCGTAAATGCTTTTTATGACAAAGCTGACGCTGACAGAGGAGGATTCCGCTTGAAAAACGAAATCCTCCACAGCCAAAATCCGTTCATCAAGAAGCAATGCCTCCCGCAAGCGTCGCTCAATCTCCGGAATCACATAAGCCTTAGACTTACCGATAAGCTCCGTCAAATCCACACCATAATCATCGGAAAAAATTTCATAAGCAGAACGCTCAACCTGCAAAAGCATAAAAACAGCCTGCCGCAACGCCTCCAACCCATCAACCTTGCCCTTGATACAAGCTGCGTCACTATTCACACTGTCCGTCTCGCTCCCATTAACCTCATCAAAACTATTCACATCACTCAAAGCATAGGTCTGCGTCAAATAATCTGCCATCGGCACACTCCTTTCTTAGCAGCATAAATCAAAATCAAGCTCCCAACCAAAAGCCCAACATCATTACATGCCCGAAAGCTGCGTGAACTTTTCGGGAATTTCAAAATCCTCGAAGGTAAACTCAATTTCCTCCTCCAGATATTCGTCCTCAGCGCTGAATTTTGCCAAAACACCGCCGTCCAGATTGCAGTCCTTCAAAATAACGGTCTGTCTGCCCACAGTCGAAACAGGGTCCTCATTCGTAACCTGAATATCAAAATACATATCCTCGCCGCTTTCCTTAAAGCGATAAAGCAACTCACGAAAAATCGAGGTATTATAATGAAAGGTCGCCTTACCGGAACCTGTCCAGCCAACACCCTTATTACCACGCCCCATGCGCCCCAAAATCGGCACCTGCATCTTCTTCTTGTCAATGCTGGCTTCCAAATTGATAGCCTGCATAAAATTGTAACGCTTACCGTCAATCGTCACATAACACTCTGCCAACGCAGAGCTTATTGCGTCCCAAGCGTTCATAGTACCACTTGTAGTCATTCAAACAATCCTCCTCGTTTAACACCTTGTTTCAAGCCTTATTCAAATGTCACGGTCAAATAGAGCTGAGACATCGCATTGATTACCGTCAGATAAGAGCTGATAACAACAGCCTTCTTGTTTTCACCCTGCTCCACGACAATATCCGTCGGGTCAAAATTCTCAATGGCACGCAGCCCCTCAAGCTTTCTGTAATAAGAAACAATGTCATTCCAAAGACTGATACGCCCGGAATTATCATTCAGCACGCTACCAAGATAGCGCTCATAAAACAATGTGCTCAAGTCCGAAACAATCTGGTCAAGCACACGCATAGTCTGATTAAAACGCATTTCCTCGCCCTGCGCAGTCTGAATCGTCACCAAGCTGTTAATATCCTCCAGCACACGCAGCTCATTTCCAAGCTTATGCAGTACCAATTTGCCGCTCTGCAAAGCCGTCTGCAATTTGCTCTGCCCAATAATAGGCTGCACCTCAAACTCGCCGTCATAAACCGCATTTGTCAGGGTCGCATTGACGGCACACCCTGCCTCAGCGCCCACCAGCCAATACACCAAAGCGCTCTCAGGGAAATCTTCGTCCAAAACTTTGTTCTCAACAGAAATAACCCCTTCATAATCAGCAGGATAGCCATACAACACGGTCTGAAATTTGCGCCCGCTGTCCTCACGCTGCTCCTTGGTATACTTGGCAAAAAGCGCCTTCACCGCATTATCAGTCGAAAGACAGCCCAAAACATTGAACTGATACCCTTCCAACAAATCTAGCATCGTCTGATATTCCTCAACTCCGGCTCTTTCCTTGTTCGTACCGCCAACAAGCGCTGTTCCGGCGCTCACAGTCAGCTTCGCACTCTCCAGCCAACAAACATAATCGTTGTCCTGCAAATCCGCCGCACTCTTAACCAGCTGCGAATCCACCTCCTGCCCGTCCAAACAGGTCGCAACCAAATAACCGTCGCTGTTTTTCGTAACAACAATCTGCAAAGCATTACCACGCTCTCCGGAATATTTCGCCTGACACAAGCTGTTTGCCGCCTTTGTGCCGGAATTAAGACGATAAAAATAGCAGCCGTTCAAATTCAAAAACAAATCACGCAGCCCTTTCAGCTTGTCATCAGCATATGCGTAGCCGAAAAGTGCCTGCGAATTTTTGCGAAACGCACTCTCGTCCACATAAAAAACCTCATCGTCAGCACCCCAGTCCAGATCCACGCCAAGAGCAGCCACACCACGGTCGGAAAGCCCCGATGAAACCTTGGTCTGCGAAGCCACATTCACATAAACGCCCGGCAAAACCTTATTTTGCGTAATAAAACTACCGCCACCAAATGACAATATAATCACCCTTCC